AAACTCTTCTTCAACTTTATCTTCTACTGTTTCAACTACCTCTTCTGTTGGTGCTTCTAAATCTAAAAAGTCTGCAGGTTTTAAAGTTTTAAAATAAACATCTAAATTAATTTGGTTTATAGAAAAAATTTCTTTTAAGCCATCAAGCAAGATATTTTGAAACGGAATGACAATCGTGTTATTAAAAAGCGAATAACTATCACGAAGTTCTTGGGCATTGTTTCCAAAACCACCACCCTCTGACCTGACACCAAAAATCAATGGACTTGTAACACGATGCCCTGAAAGTATATTGACAGAACTAATGCTTTGTAAAAATTGATACAAACCGTCTGCTCCATTTGTGTTAATAGGATCAACAGTCGGCTTGGTTTCAACTCCGTCATTGAAGTTAATTAGAACACGCCCTGCGTTTGAAGATCCTGAAAACTTTTGTAAAATTTTTCTTTCAATCTCCATTCTTTCCTCATCAGTTGGAATACCATTATTGAACGATAACATCATACTTGGGAACAATCCATTTTGAACATTGTTAAGATGGAACTCAGCAATTTCTGTGTCTAGCTGAATATATGCTGTGCTTCCCACATAGTCTGGTGTTGAGTAGTAAAAGCAATTTGGAGAATAATCTTTTACCATTAATAACTGACTTGGGTTGGATCTGTCTTTTGAATTGAACGCAGGAATTGCAGTTGGTCGGTTAATTGTTTTTCTGTAATCTAGCCAGTTGGTAGAATAATAATAAGTTTCTATTTCTCCAACAGCGTTTGCGTGTCCTGTTCTGATTGTTTGAGCAGGTACGTGCTTCATCTCTGCAATCTTTGTTCTTGTCCTATTCCAAATAACATTAATAAAACAATAGCCGTGAAGCTTAAGGTCAAAGGAACAGTTTTGTAAAAAATGTTTTTGTGAATTGCTTAACAACACCTGTAAAGAAAGCCACTGTTCTGGATGCTCCTCTTCATCGTGAGCACCTATACCCTCCCCATATATCATTGCAGAAACTCCTTTTACAACCGCTGAATGAATTGAACAATTTTGGTATAAATTAATTAAGTATTGTGGGTAGTCGTTTTTCTCTCCGTAATTTATCCAGTTATCCCTGGACGTTTCCATTACAATCGGTCTGGAAGCTTCTGAAAAAGCTAGTGCCGAAATTTGTTTATTAATATCTTTTTTATTCGTTGACATAAACAGTATTTGTATCGGTTGTTGAGTATTCAGTAAACGAAACTTCAGAAACAGGATTGCGAAGATAAGCACTACCAGTATTCAAAGTTCCAACTACAGAACTGTCTGTAGGATCTAAATTTGAGTTACTAGTTTGTTCGTATAAAATCCAAGAGAAAAAACCCTCTGCTCTTCCTAAATCAATAGCACCAAGAGCAGGTACAGGAACACTTGAAAGGTTAATATCAAACTTTGTGTACCTTTCATTTAAGGTTTCTTTTGAAATAAGTACATAAGACGTTTCGTTTTCCATTGTATTTGTTAAGGCCATTAAATAATAAATCGTAACCCCATTATCACTTAAACGAAAAGGCTCAGTCTCAATATACACATAGTTAGATTGAGCACCACCACCACTTGCATAATTTAATAACTGCAACATTATAAGTCTTCAATCCTTTTATTTATTCTCTTAATTTTTTTTTCTTTTTCTTTTTGCTCAAAGTAAGTTTCTCTTAAGTGTTCCCTTAATCCCTCAATTTGTTTCTGTGATAATTTGTCCAAAGGCAAATTAATATTGTTTGGTTGTACTCCTTTATATTGTTCTTTTACTTTCCAAGTCATAACTTTAGTGTTTATTAATAAATATAAAAAAAGGCAGATTGTTTTAAAAAGTATAAAAAAAGGGTAGATAAACCACCCTTTTTTCAACTAAAACTATCAAAAAACTATTATGTTCCTACTGTTATTGTAAGGTCTGCAGGTACATCAGCTAATCCATCAAATGGGTATCCTGATGTTCCTGTTCCTCCTGTTGCAGGTAGCCATATTTGTGCTTCTTTCTCTTTCCCAACAAATCCCCAAGTATATCCTGTTAGTTCTCCTTTTGCTGCTCCTGATGTTACTGTTCCACTTGTCATATCCATTCCGTTTCGCAATCCTAACAACCAAACATTGTCATTTGAATCCAAAACAAAAATTTGACTTCTGTTATAAGCAATTAATCGCATTTGGTTACTATCTGCTGCTGTTTGTTTCTGCAGCGTTATAGAAAGTGTCTGCTCAAAAAATGTTGTTCCTGTTGCAGGGTCTGCTGTTAGATTAATTGTGCAAGATGATAAATCAGGTCTCAAATCATATTGATAAACTGTAGTCTTGCTCCCACTTGATACATCCCAAGTAGCAAAACCTGCATCTGACATAATATCAGATGAAATAGTTGCCTGTGCTTCTGCATTTGCACTATATGATGAAACAAAAAATACCTTTCTTAGTCCACCAATTACGTCTTTACAATCTACTAACCTTCCTCGTGTTAAATTACAAGCCATATCTATTTAAAATTTTATAAGTTAAAAAAGTAGGGGAGAATGAACTCCCCTAATTTATTGTCTAGCTCCAAACGGTTGAACCGTATACTCCATCTGTCGGTACTGCTGTTTGAACACCAATAGCGAACCTCATACTTATTCCTACGTTATCTGATCCATCGTATTCGTATAATGGGATTAAACGGGCCTCTGTATATGCTGTAGCCAAATTAGATCCGTATACTAGATTTTCAGGATAAGTAAATAAAATTACATCATTAAACATTCCCGGGCATCTGTAAATTGGAAATCCAAAGTAAGTCATATTGTCTCCGTCTAGGTTAAATCCTGCTCCTGATACTTGACCCTGATTAGAACCTCCTGCTGCTAATGCTTGAATATAAAAACCGTAAGTTTTGTTATTCATATAGAAACCTGCTCCTGGTTTAGTAAGCATTCCACTATGATTACTAGCAACTGAATCATAAACTGAAGCCATATCGTCTAGTATATCTGATGCTGCTAATGCATCACCAAAAGTCACTTCACTAAAATCTTTACAGGCACTTGCATCTGCTCCTGTTTCATCTTGTGTTCCGTCATCAGATAAGAAACCAACTCCGTAAGGAGAAGATCCCTGCCAAATCCCTATCTCTGTTTGTGCTGATGCTTTTTGTGCAACTACTTGCATTAAGAAATCAGAAAACGTGTTTGGCAAAGCACCACTACGATCCATTCCTTGTCCAAACCAAGTTGGGAAAACTGTACCTCTACAAATTTCCTCATTAACTTTTAGATCCGTCAAAGTAAGAACTTGCTCACTTGTTGAAGTGTTTGCTCCTGAAGTCCAACCACAAGTGGTAGCTATTACAGGGTTGGAACTTGCGAAGTTAGAAATAACAGCACTTAAATTTAAGCCCTCCAAACTTCTTACATAACCCTTTGCTATCGTATCTGGTGTTCTTAGTGCAGCACTAACGTAAGGCAAACTTTGTAACCCTGCATAAGTGTCGCCTGCAATACTAATATCAAATTCGTAGCGTTTATTTTCGTTTAAATTAATTTTACTCATCTTTTTTTTCTTTATGTGTTAATTTGATTTCATTACGTGCTCTACCCTTTGAGCCAAAGTCATATTTCCCAAAGGTTTTTGTTGGGTATTATTATTGCCCCTAGGCATTTTTATTACACCTTTACTTGCAGGTTGATCTTCTAATACAGTCAACCTTTTTGAAACCTCGTTAAATTTTTCTTCTACTAAATCCGCAATGGCACTAAAGGTTTCTTCTTTACTTAATTCCTCTTTTACTTCTTCAACTACGGCAGGGATTTCAGCTTCAATTGCGGCAATGGCTGCAACTGCTGCTTCCTCTGCTATCTCTGCAGTAACCTCTTCTCCAGTAGCATCGTTAATTGCGTTAGCAACATTTGCAACTGTTTCAGGAGTCATAACTGCTTCCTCTATTGCTTCGGCTGTTTCATCTGCTGCAGCATCTGCAATTCCTTTTTCTTCATCCTCACTAACTTCTTCTTGCATTTCTTCCTCAACAACCTCTTCTTCTCCATAGGTTGTTACTACAGAATTTTCATCCACAACGATTGTTGTTCCGTCTGATAAAATATAGTTTCCTGCAACTAAAAGTTCTGCTGAACCGTCTTCAGCTATAACTCGCAATTCAGATCCAACTACAAGTTCTTCATCTTCTGTTGCAATTACTCTGCCGTCCTCTAAAGTTGCTTCTGCATAAAAGTTTACCTTATAAGATTGTTTGCTTTTTGATAAATTTAATAGTTTACGTATTTTCTGCAATGTGTTTCCTTTTTTCATAGTAGGTATTTGTTAAGTAATATAAAAAATTCTTATTTGTTTATTTTAGCTTCCATATTTGGCTTTGATCCAGCCACATATTTTTTTTGCTGCTTCATCTGAGCCATATCTTTTCTTTTGGTCTCGAATGCATTGATCCCAAGGATATTTCGCAAGTGCTTTTCTTCTTGCAAATATTATTTGTTCAGCGTATTTGTTTTTCTTTTGGTATTTCTTTTTTTTCTTCTTTTTCTTTTTCTTACCA